AGAAGGTATAACCCATGTTCAGTGTGAAGATTGTGGAACTGAACATAAGCTATGGCATATGGACTGGGAACTTCTCATATGTCCTGAATGTAATCACATAATTCAAAATCCAGAGAAACAACTAGAATGAGAAACCTATGGCATAAAGAAAGAAAGCGTGTCTTTAGAGAACTGTTGCAGCAGTATCTTGACGAAGGGTACAGCTATAAGGAAGCTAAGAAATTTGCGTCAGAAGAAACTGACGAGTTTTGTAGCATGGACGAAGACTTTGTAAACGAGATATTTTCAGCAGAATACGAGGATTAGAAAATGTATAATGTTGTTTACGTTAAAAAGAAGACTGGAGATATGTACGAAACAGATACATCTGATAGCTATGAAGAAATTGTTGAATGTTTCTACAACCGTATTTCTCTTGCAGAAACATTGAAGTACAAGGTCGAGATGAACCAACATCCCTACACCTTTGCTAATCTTATTGACAACGAACGTCCTGTAGGTTATTTTCTAATCGAGGAAGCGGAAAGCGATGATACATCAAACGACTAGCCGTGAGGTAAGCCGTGGGGAATGCCCTAGTGAAACTTGTGCATCTTCTGACGGCTGTGTCTTGTACAACGACGGTCATAGCTTCTGCTATTCCTGTAACACTTATTTTTCACCAAACGGAGAAAATTCAATGCCTCTTGATGATAGCATACGTGCAGTTGCGTATAGCGTGGGAAAGCCTAACAACTATGGCTTTGTGTCTGAAATCAAAGACAGGAAAATTACAAAGGAAACTTGCCAGCGTTACGGTGTGCGTATTGCACAAGACGCAGAAGGCAATGTAATCAAACATCTCTATCCGTACTTCGACAAGCATGGTACGCAGGTTGCCAACAAGGTTCGCGTAGTTGAAGATAAATCCTTTGTTGCTGAACCGGCAGGTTCGCTTGGTCGTGCAGTCCTGTTTGGTCAGAACATCTGTCAGCAGGGAGGTAAGTACGTCACTATCTGTGAAGGTGAAATTGATACACTTTCCATCTCACAGATGATGGGTAACAAATGGCCTGTCGTTTCAATCAAGGACGGAGCAGCATCAGCAGTACGAAACTGTAAAGGAAGCTATGACTTTCTTAACAGCTTTGACAACATTATCATTTCATTCGACATGGATGAACAGGGTAAGAAAGCTGCACGTCAGGTTGCTGAACTGTTTGAACCTAACAAGTGCAAGATCGTACAGCATGAACTGAAGGATGCTAACGAGTACCTGAAGATTGGTAAGCAGGAAGAATACATTCGTTGCTGGTGGGCAGCGAAGGTGTACACTCCAGCAGGAATCGTTAACCTTGCCGACTATGGTGATGCACTGTACGAAGAGACACAACAGCAGACATGCCTGTATCCCTTTGCAGGTCTGAACGAAAAGCTGTACGGTATTCGTACTGGTGAACTTGTTACCCTCACTGCTGGCACAGGTACAGGTAAGTCAAGTGTAATGCGAGAACTGATGCACCATATCCTCAAGAATACTGAAGACAACATTGGTGTTATTTCTCTGGAAGAGAATGTGCGTAACACTATCTTTCACCTCATGTCAGTTGAAGCTAACGCACGGCTGTACATTCGTGAAGTACGTGAAGCTTTTGGTAAGGAAGACCTTACTAACTGGCAAAAGAATACTGTAGGTACAGGAAGGTTCTTTGCCTTTGACCATTTCGGTTCTATGGGTACAGAAGAAATTCTGGCACGTGTCAGATACATGGTAAAAGCTTTGGACTGTAAGTGGATTTTCCTTGACCATCTTTCCATTCTTGTGTCAGGATTGGAAGGCATGGACGAACGTAGGAACATCGACATTCTGATGACAAAGCTACGCAGTCTGGTAGAAGAAACAAACTGTGCATTACTTCTTGTCTCTCACCTTCGTCGTACAGGTTCTGATGCTGGACATGAAGAAGGAAAGGAAGTAAGCTTGGCACATCTACGTGGATCACAATCCATCGCACAGTTGAGTGATGCTGTGGTTGCTATGGAACGTGATCAGCAAGCTGACGATCCTAACGTAGCTAACACTACTACCATTCGTGTTTTGAAAAATCGTTATGCCGGTGAAACCGGAGTAGCTTGTCACTTGTTCTTTAACAAAGAAACTGGTAGACTGCATGAAGTTACTAATGTAGGTGACTCACCGGATAACGACGACGACATTTCTCTTTAGGAGTAAGTATGGAAGTTATTCTTGACATTGAAACTGATAGTCTCAACGCTACACAGATACATTGTATCGTTGCCAAAGAAGTTAAAAGTGGAAAGGTTTACGAATGGACTAAGGATGACTGCTATACTTCTTTTCCTAACTTCGCTAAGAACATCGAAACTTTCGTTATGCATAATGGCATTAGTTTTGATGCGCCAGTACTTAATCGTCTTGCCGGAACGAACATAAAGCTTTCACAGATTAAGGATACACTTATTCTGTCGCAGCTTTGCAATCCTATTCGTGATGGTGGACATTCTTTGGAAGCATGGGGTGAACGTCTTAATTTCAATAAGATTGATTTCAGTGACTACTCACAGTTCACTGAAGAGATGCTTACTTACTGCAAGCGTGACGTAGACGTTACACAACGTGTATACATCTCCTTGCAGGAAGAAATCAAAACACTGGGTGTTTCTCAGCAATCAATTGATCTTGAACATAAGGTACGTGCATTAATCAATCAGCAAGAACGTAACGGATTTGCTCTGGACATTCCAAAGTCAATGTGTTTAGTTAACAAGCTGGAGGATATGGCAACGAAGATTGAGAACGATCTTCAAAAAAGGTATCCTCCTATCGTTGAAGAAAGATATTCAGAGAAGACAGGTAAAAAGTTAAAGGACAAAGTAACTATCTTCAATCCTGCAAGCCGACAGCAAATTGCAAGTAGACTGATGGAACAGGGTTGGGTACCCCAGAAGACTACTGAAAAGGGTCATCCAATCGTTGACGAAACTGTTCTGATGGAAATTGATTTACCTGATGCAAAGATAATTGCAGAGTATCTTCTTCTTCAGAAACGTGTAGCACAGGTCAAGTCATGGCTTGAACTTGTACAGGAGGACGGTAAAGTACATGGAAAGGTTCTTACACTACGTGCAGTTACTGGTAGAATGGCACATAATTCTCCCAATGTCGCGCAGGTTCCGGCAGTTTATTCTCCTTATGGAAAAGAATGTAGGGAGTGTTGGACTGTTGCTTCCCCAAACAATGTTCTTGTTGGTTGTGATGCTTCTTCTCTTGAACTACGTGTTCTAGCACATTATCTTGGTGACAGTAAGTTTATCAAAGAAGTAGTTGAAGGAGATATTCATACGGCTAACCAGAATGCAGCAGGACTTGAAACACGTGATCAAGCAAAGACGTTTATCTATGCTTTTATCTATGGTGCTGGTCCTGCAAAGATTGGTAGCATTGTTGGTGGTGGTTGGAATGAAGGTCAGGGTTTGATTGACAAGTTTCTTGAGAACGTACCCTCTCTAAAAACTTTCAGAGAAAAAGTTGATAAAGTTGCAGCAAGAGGAAACCTAGCTGGTCTTGATGGACGTAAGCTTATCGTTCGTTCTCAGCATGCAGCATTGAACCTTCTAATTCAAGGAGGAGGTGCAATTATTTGTAAGCAGTGGTTGATTGAGATTGACAAACTGAAGAAAAGGTGTAAACTACGTGCTGATCTTGTCGCAAGCATACACGACGAGTATCAGTTTGAAGTACACAAGGAAGATGCTGAAAAGTTTGGTGAAGTTACCAAGCTTGCAATGAAGGAAACAGAAAGGAAGCTGAAAGTAAGATGTCCACTAGGAAGCGAATACAAAATCGGCCTGAACTGGGCAGAGACACACTAGTAATTCTTAATGATGCAGAAATACAGTTTGCACATTTGATTGCTGACAACAGATATGCCAGCAATAGGAAAGCAGGTGTGTTTGATAATAAGGAAGACAAGAAAAGAACTTCAATTGAAATTGACAGAGATGGAGTTGAATCTGAACTTGCTTTCTTTAAACTTATAGGAAAATATCCTGAACCTATCTTTGACATTTCAATAAAGTCAAAAGAAAAGGGAACAGATGATGGAGATGCCTTTATTGACAACATGGCTATCGACATCAAGTCAACCAGATATAAGACAGGAAGACTTATTCAAGCTGGTTCACAAACGAAACCTTCAGTTGATCTTTACTGTCTTATGATCAAAGAGGGAGAAAATTCCTATAAACTAAAAGGTTTTTACCCTGCAAAGATGTTGCTTCGTGACGAGAACTATGGTAAACACTTTCCCGGTAGGCCGTGTTTTATGGTTGAGCAATCTGACTTAATGGAGTATGGTGACTGTGTAAAAAAAGTGCTTGACATGCGTAAGTGAGTTGTGTATATTAGCAATCCTTAGACAGCCACATTGTGTGGCACTATGAAAATGAAAGGAAGAAAACAGACTATGGTTGAAAAGAGCAAGAACTACATCATTAGCGGCGAAGCTTTCTGGGCAAGCCTTGTACAACCTAATACTAAGTATGTACCTTCTTGGCAGGTAGACGTAGGAAATCTAGACGACAATACTGCTAAGATGCTAAAAGATTTAGGTCTTAATGTTCGTAAGTGCGACAAGGAAGAAAACAATCGAGGTATGTTTATTACGCTAAAGCGTAAGGTGTCTTATCAGTCCGGTGAACAGAAATCTCCTCCAATCGTAAAGGATTCACAGAATAATCCTTGGAATGGTAGCCTGATTGGTAACGGTAGCAAGATCAATGCAAAGTTCCATGTGTACAGTAACAACTATGGTACTTTTGCTGAACTTGATGCTGTTCAAGTAGTTAAGCTTGTTGAGTATGCTCGTAGCGATTTTGATACTGTTGAAGGTGGTTACACCATTTCAAACGGATCAGATGATCTGGAAGAAATCGCTCTATAACATAACGTAATTCACCAAGGGGTTGTCATTTGGAGTTGGACAACATAATACAAGCAGGTGTGGAGTGGGACTGCTTGACCATAGGAAAGGTAAAACAGAATGACTAACGAAGACAAGATTCTATCAGCACTAAAGCGCCGTATGCGTGTTACTCGTAAGACTGCCATTGAGCATGGCTGGTGTGAAAATCTAACTGCTACTATTGCTCGTCTCCGCAAGCGTGGCTACAAGATTCTTACTCTAAAGGCCGTGACACCGGAAGGTGTGCCGTATACTCGCTATCGCCTAGTAGGTTCAGCCACTCCCGCAAAGGCTGCTGCCTAACTAGGTTAGGGCAGAGATGATAGACCAATGAAAAAAATCGACACTCTGGTAGAAGATATTTATGATCTTTTTGCCAGCAACACAGAGATAACAATTAATAATAATGATCTGGAAGAACTAGCCGAGTCGATCAAAAAGTCTATTGTCTCTGCCCTTTCTCGTAAGCAACAGGATCGTAAGAAGACACTTCGCCTTTCTCTTATTGGTCATCCAGACAGAAAGATTTGGTATGATCTAAAAAGTGGTGCAGATAAAGAACAACTTTCCGGTCCTACGCTAATCAAGTTTCTGTATGGTGATATTCTTGAGGCGTTGCTTATCTTTCTGTGCAAGCAGTCAGGTCATACAGTAGAAGAAGAACAGAAAGAAGTTGAAGTTGCAGGTGTTGTAGGTCATCACGATGCTATCGTTGATGGTGTACTAGTTGATTTTAAATCAGCTTCACCTTATGGCTTTAAGAAGTTTAAAGAGGGTACTGTAGTTTCAGATGATCCTTTTGGATACATTGCACAAATATCTGCATACAGCACAGCAAACAACACTACTGAAGCAGGATTTATTGCAATTGATAAATCAGGAGGAGAGATTGCTTACTGTCCTATTCACAGCATGGACATGATCAATGCAGAAAATAGAATCAATTATATCAAAGCATTTCTTGAACATGATACGCCTCCTAATAAGTGTTATGATCCTGTTCCTGATGGTTCCAGTGGTAATATGCGTCTGGCTGTTGGCTGCTCTTTTTGTGACTACAAGTTTGATTGTTGGAAAGATGCGAATGGTGGTAAAGGTATTCGTACATTCAATTACTCAAATGGTCCGAAGCATCTTGTCCAAGTAGGTAAAGAACCTAATGTGCCGGAAGTAACATGACAAAATTTAGATCAAAGTCAGAAAGAACCACAGCAGATTATCTTAACCTAGCCGAACTTCAATACAAGTTTGAACCATA